CCTCTTTATGTATTATAATATCATCTAACCATCCGTCTGATATTCCATATCCATGTTCTGCGGCATACAAAGTTATATAATCTATATGGGTGTCAGAAAATGTTGGCATAGTTTTTCCTGCCAAAGATAACTGTTTACCATTTAAAGATATATACCACCTACCATCTGAATCTCTACAAAATGTATAGAATATGATATCAGTAAACCTATTATTCAAAATAGATGATACATCTATGGCACTAGAATATGCATTTATACTTTTATCATCTACATACAACTGATTAGCATCTGTATATCCTAAATTAAGCGTAGATGAATTAAAATAGAATCCAAACATAGCCCACTTATTTTCTATTATAGTATCTCTTTTAGCAAAGAAAGATATGCTAAATACTTTGTTATTGGGAGTAATTGGTTCTTTTGGTTCAAAATTCACAGCCCCATTACTATCTTTAGCCCAGTATTTGTTATCCTGTATCTGTATATTTCCATTTATTGTAGGAGATTTGTATAAATTTGTAAGCTCTTTTAATTCTCTTAAATGAAATATACATTTTTCTTCTATTATTAATGGATTCATTCTTCTTGTACCCCCCCCCCATATTAATCTATATAAGGCAATATGGGAGGAAAAATACTTTTAATTGCATCATGAATATTTATAAATTTGTATATTAGAAAAGCTTACACAAAAGTAACCAAATGAAATATGTAGGTATATTAAAGGAGGAACTCTCAATGGTTATTGGGACTCTTGTAGAAGTAATCAATGAAGCTGGTGCATTCCATAGCAGAGCTATGAATGCTATTGCAGAACCTGAAAATACATCAAATAGAGTATATGGACAGAAAGCAGAAAAGCTTTCTAGCAGAAGCAGAAGAACTGTTGGCAGTAATGTAACTACAAGCAAGCTTCCTCCTGCTGGTCCTAAGACTGGGACTCTTGCAGATAAGATGCTCAAAGCTAGATATGCGGAGCTTTCTAAGCGAGCAACTGCTGTCAGACGATAATATAGACAAATATCTCCCCATACCTCTTATAGGGGTATGGGGTATACTTTTGTCATATATCAAACTTCGGGGTAAATTATATACTATAGATATGAAAGGGTATAGTGTTGTATAGAGAGGAGAACATATCATGCCATTTCTATCTTTTGTGAATCCTATTGAAGCTATAGCTGTCATTATAGATACTGCTATAGATGTGGTTCCTACAGTATATAACATCGTTGAGAGTTATATCACCCATGATCCGTCTAAGAGTAATGAGTGATCTAATAAAAAGGATAGATTCTAAAGCTCTATTCTTTTTTGTCATATAGTGTTAACTTTCTCTCTTTACACAAGAGTAATATTAGAACGCTAAGAGAGAAGGGTTGGTATAGTATATGAAACCCATATATGAGAAAGACAAATGTGTATTCAATTTGAAGGGAACTAATGAACTTACAGGGCTATGGAAACCTCCTGTAGCTAATACTGCTGTGCAAAAAGTGGATGGTAAGTATACCGCATCAGACAGCTCGGCTAAATTGACCTTTACTGCCAAATCTCCTATAATAGCTGAAACTTCAAAGCTGTTTAGTATCTCTTTCTGGGCTCAAAGAACAGAATTAAATGGGTCTAGTTGGCAGCAGTTTGGATTCTGGCTTAATGATACAACAAAGATGAACTTTGGATTTGCTGGAGATAAGAGTATATACATAGATGACAATGGTGTAGGCGCTGGAAGCAGCTTAGACATAGGACCAGATTATCTTAAGGATACAAGTGATGCTGCCTATAAAAAGCCTATATTCTATACTATTTGTAGAGATATAAATAGAACCTATATAACTGTGAATGGTAAACTTATACCAAGCGGTATTATAAACAACTTACCTTCATCTTCACAGACTATAGACAAGATTATATTATTTAATGCAGATGGTGGATCTATCACAGGATGGATTGATAAAGTTCTAATCCATAGGGACGTATGCTTATATAAAGAAGACTTTGCGGTAGACTTTACACCAGCTGACGACTATGATGAACCTAGCATTAATATGAAGAAGCATTATCTGAAGATATATTGATATAGGAGTTTGATATACATGTTATCAGTCGGTACTTTGAAAGAATCTATCTTTGCAGATATTGTAAAGAGTAGAGAGGAAGAGGATTCCAAATCTAGTAATACAACTAATATGGTAGCAGCTCTTGCTCATGGAGGAAAGAACCTGAATTCAAATACTAGAGGAAGAATTTTCAAGTCTGCTAAGAACATTCGTAACTGATCTAGAAAGGGTGATCTATATGTATATAGGAACTCTTTTAGAAACTATGACGAATAATGACAATAGAAACAAGTCAGTTGTTGGTAATAACCTGAAACCAGCAGTATCAATCACAGGAACTGTAATCCCAAAACCAAAGAAAGATAAGGGTTTTATGATAGATGGAAGATCTAGATCTTCACTGAAATTCCATAAAATCCTAGATACTAACGACAAGAAGACTATTGGCGATTGATAAGTATGCTTTCACCCTATACCAATCAAGGTATAGGGTTCATATTTTGCTTTCTCTGAGGATACAAAGTAATAATATTTTGGAAGCATATATAGGGGATTGGTACATATGAAGACCTATAACTGTCCATACTGTAATCAGAAGTTCAATAGAGAGAAGCTTACTAATCATATAGAACAGAAACATGACGATGAAATACCAGATGACTATACTCCATACCGTTTGGTATATGATATAGTGAATGACAAACATGGTCATGGTAACTGTACTGTATGTGGTAATCCCACTAAATGGAATGAGAAGAGACAGAAGTACGAAAGACTCTGTGGTAATCCTAAATGCTATGAAGCAGTAAAGAAGACATATCAGAATAGGATGCTCAAAATCTATAATAAAGTCTATCTAACTGATGAACCAGAGCATCAGCAGAAGATGTTGGCTGGTAGAAAGATCTCTGGTAGATATAAATGGTCTGATGGTAAAACCTTTACATATACTGGACAATATGAGAAGAAGCTTATGGAGTTTCTAGATACCGTCTTAGAGTATAGGTCTGATGAAGTCATCGCACCAGGTCCTACATTAGAATACAAGTTCAATGGTAAGACTCTTCATTGGATAACAGACTTTCTATTGATACCATACAATCTCATCATAGAGGTTAAAGATGGTGGAGATAACCCTAACAATAGATCTATGCCAGAGTATAGAGCTAAGCAGATATCTAAAGAGAAGATGATTACCAATATGGGAACTTATTCTTATCTTAGATTAACAAACAATGACTTTAGTCAGCTGTTGTCTATGCTTGCTGAATTGAAGAAGCAAGTGGTAGATGAACACGATGACGCTCCGTTATATAGAATCAACAAATAATCATGGGAGGGGGCTTTTTTAAATTATGGCTAACAAATTAAAACCTATCTACATGCCCGAGAACTGTATATTCTATCTTAAGGGTACTAGAGATATCATAAAGAAGTACTACGAACCTAAACCTCGCTTCATACAAGGGGTTCAAAAGTGTAGAGCAACCGATAATACTCTTACTAATAGAAAAATATACAACGGTGCTAATAATGCTGTAATCTCATATCGCAAGAAAGCAGATATAAGCAATATAAATCCTAAGATGGTTTCTGTATCTTTTTGGTTTAAAAGAGATCCAGATACTCGATCATTTCAAGAGCTAGGATTTGGTCTTGGATATGGGGTAAACTTTGGTTTTAGTAATCATGGTAGTGATCAAGATGCAATATACTACGATGATAACTCCATGGCATATAAGAAGCTTGTAAAGATAGAGGATTTTCTGCCTACTTATGATAAGACTGCTTGGTCATTCTATACATTCTGTATTGATGAAGATGGAAGAATGTATATCTCAGTCAATGGTAAGCAGTTGCTTAATGATCCAGCTACCCAGTATACTTATGGAAACATCTCTAGCTTCAGCTTCTCCGATATAACTCTCTTCTGTTCTGATGGTACCAATGGTGCATCTGCTGCTAAGGGACTAATGGAAGAGGTTATCATTCATAGAGGAGTCTGCTTATATAAAGAAGACTTCGAAGTAGATGGAGTAGAGGCCTTAGAAGGAAATATAGCTAATACTCTAGAGTATCTAATCCAATTGAGGTTTGAAGATAGTACCTTCAAGGATATTGCCTATAACGCTACATGGGACTATGCTTCTGGTTATGAAAACAAAAAAGTCGAGTATTCAGATGATACCCCATTCCCAGGTAAGGGATATAAGTCTGTTTATAATAAACCAGGCAACTATACATGTATAGAATGCAAGGATACTCCAGGCGGTAATATAACTTTAGAGTATGATGAAGAGTTTACTATCTCTTATTGGGAGAATAAAGAAGCTGGATCTTATAAACACTATGGATATACATATACTGGAGATTCTTCATCGTTTACTAAACTTGCTATGTGTAGTCAAGATGGAGACAGTGATTTAATACATATAGACGATACAACCTCTATTCCATTAGCTCCAGATGGCAAGCCTATCCCTATTAATCAGTGGACTCATCGTTTGATAACCTATAAGAATGGAGTACTAAAGACATTCTCTGATGGCAAGCTTGTTAAGTCTATAACTATTACTAAGAAAGATTCGCATCTTCCAATTCCTATAGCATTGAAAGGGTTATCCTCTTTCTTTTTTATTAAAGGATTTTGGGATACTCATCACTATAGGTGTGGTAAGCTTTTTGACTTTGTCATAGTAGATAAAGCTATGGATATAAGAGATGGAGTTACTAAGATAAATAAACCAAAAGACTTTGTTGATGATGACTACTTTGGTACAGTATATCTCAAAGATCCTACATTGACTTTAGATTATATCAAGATCTACTAATATAAGAGCATACTCCTCTATGGAGTATGCTATACCTTAGATTATAAAATAATTACTTTCGCCATCTGTTATCTACGTTTGTATATTTGATATAATATTAAAACGATAAGTTAAGATTATATCAAATACATTGTTAAGAGGTGCTCTATATGCCAATATCCCCCCCCCCCTCAATATATAATCGTTTACACAGTGTAAAACTCAATACCGGAGGAAATACTGTTCTAACACATTCATATGTAGATGGGTCTATATGGAAAGACGATGTTGAAGGAGTTGTATGGAGACAAAAATCATTAATACCTCCAGTACAAGATACAGATATACCATTTGATATATCTGATACGATAACCAGGTCTCCTGAAAGAAAATCTTTAAGAACTAATGATAGTATGTTGTATACTACAACATTACAACAACCATTAGATACGTTTGCATCTGGATATTATAATAGTTATACCTTTGCTGCCTGGATGTATACTACTACAGAGCGTGCAATGCATATTATATCATCAATGCCGATTACTCAAGCTTTTGATGGATTATTAATTGCATATAACCAAGGAGATGGTTATGCCTTCTATAGGGCCAATGGTGGTTCTGGTAATATTAGGGTACATACAGGAACTCCAGAGATAAATAAATGGCACCATTTTGCACTATGTAGAGATAATAGAGGATATTCTACCGAGGGCTATTCATCACTTTTCTTAGATGGTAAATTGATAGGTACTCAGAATACAACTTTTGATATTGCGTATGATAAAGCCATTGGTACATCGCACTTAAATTTGATAAATTATTTAAACAATGGGTTCTCAACCCATTTTGATAAGTACTATGATGAGATCTTTCTATTAAAAGGAAGAGCACTATGGGCTAACGACTTTGATCCAGAAAGCGTAATTATTACAAAAGACTCTATCTCTTGGAAAGACGCAACCAGAGGAAATAATGAAGTGGTTACTGTATCTAACACTATTACGATATACTAAAATACTTTTATAATAGCATCCCCCTCTATGGGGTATGCTTATCTCTATCGTCTTTTCACACTTAAGTAAGACAAGAGGAGGAGTATATATGATTCAACAAGGAATAAACATATGAACCCACTATATGCCACAAATATAAACCAGCTATCTAATATACTATCAGACTACAAGGATGGGTATATATCCTATAGAACTGGTAGAGATATAAAGAAGGGTTCTTATACCACACTATCACCAGAAGAGGTGATTAAGTATAAGAAAGGTTCATGCTTTGATATGAACATGATAGCAGACTATGTTATCAAACAGAACTTCCCTGATCTAGACTACTCTCTATACTATATAGAATCCAATGATGGGAATAGGACGCATTCATGGTTACTATATAAAGACTCTATATCTAGATATAGAGGTATGTTTATAGTACCTAGATCTAGTTCATATCAGTTATACTATGATAGCATGGCTTATAGGACATTCAATGAGGTACTAAGTATAGTGATATCTAAACTATCTATACCTAGAGGATCTGGATACGTTGTATTTAGATATAAACAACCATCTACTTACCATCTTAACAAACAGGAGTTTAGATCCTATATCTTTAGAACTGGAACATTGGTGAGAGATATAGGAGGATACTATAAGAAAAACCATAGATTCTTAGCTATAAAATAGTAACAGCATACTCCTATATGGAGTATGCTTTATCTTTGTCTATACTCTTCACACTTAAGTAACTACGAAGGGAGAGATATGAGATATGCAAAAGTGGCATTTTAAGATATCTGGAAAGATACTGATAGAGGGCATGGAAGATGTCAC